AAGGAAGACTTGCCTGGGGTGCCTGTGATCGTTGCGGACAACGATTCTTCCTTAACGCCTTGCGAAAAGAGTGGCAAGGACTTAAAACATGCCAATATTGCTATGAATCAAAGCATCCTCAGTTGGAGCCACGCCGTAATGTCTCAGATGCTATTGCATTGCAAGAACCTCGCCCAATTCCTGACGATACGTTTAACGTATACATTGGGGTTATTGGAGACAGCGCTATCGGGTCTAACGGCATGGTTCCTGTACCTATTTCTAATCCGACCATTGCAGTAACTTATGCGGGCAACATGAAAGCAACGGGATTATGAACTACTTAGAACTAAAACAAGCAATCAAGGATTACACCGAAAACTTTGAACAGACGTTTGACGACAATATCCCTGTTTTTGTAAAGCAAGCAGAAAAGCGCATATATAACACCGTTCAGTTTCCTTCCTTACGCAAGAACGTTACAGGTAACTTAACTTCTGGTAATAAGTATTTATCTACTCCTGGTGACTTCTTGTCTGTTTATTCTTTGGCTATCGTAGTTAGCGGGGAGTACTACTATCTGATTAACAAAGACGTGAACTATATTCGGGAAGCCTACCCAAACCCTAGTACTACTGGTATTCCCAAGGTTTACGCTATTTTTGGGTCACAGCTTACTTTCCCAAACGAGCTTAGCTTAATTCTTGGACCTACTCCAAATAGTGGCTATTTGGCTGAGCTGCACTATTTCTTCTACCCACAGTCGATTGTGGATGCTGGCACTTCTTGGCTGGGCGACAATTTTGATCCCGTGCTACTTTATGGTGCCTTACGTGAAGCCTATCTATTTATGAAAGGCGAGCCTGACCTGATTGCTAACGTTGAGCAAAAATACAACGAAGCTCTTGCACAAGCTAAACGCCTTGGCGATGGCCTTGAGCGTCAGGATGCTTACCGCTCTGGCCAAGTTAGGGTTCCGGTGACCTAGAATGCTGACACAAACCCTAACCACCTCGTTTAAGCGGGAAATCCTAGAAGGCGTCCATAATTTTTTGACGGACACTTTTAAGATTGCGCTTTACACTTCTTCCGCTACTTTAGGGCCTAATACGCTTGTTTATACGGCTTTAGGAGAAGTTACCCCTCAAGGCACCTATGCTGCTGGAGGGCAGGTTTTAACAGGCACTATCCTGAGCACAGGAAGTGGAATCGCTTACGTGACTTTTAATAACTTAACCTGGACCAGTGTTACCTTTACTGCTCGAGGAGCCCTGATATACAATAGCAGTAAAGGCAATAAATCAGTTGCCGTATACAATTTTGGTACGGATCAGACTGCGGGAGCACTAGATGTATTTAACATTACAATGCCCCCAAATACCGCAAACGAAGCAATAATTCGCATTACTTAAGGAGCTAAAAATGCAAGTTGAAAAATTAAGCGTTGAGGACAAGGTTTCTAGCACCTTAACCAAGGCGATGAAATCTGGTGATTCTGCCCGTGCTACGGGTAAATATAAGATTGAGTGTGTAGACGCTCAAGGCAACGTTAAGTGGGTGCTAGAGCCTTCTAACTTGGTTGTAAACGAAGGTTTACAGGATATGAATACCAAGTATTTTACTGGCGTAACATACAGCGCTGCTTGGTATATTGGCTTATACGGCGCTGCTGCGTCTAATAACCCAGTTGCTGGTGATACCGCAGCGGTCCATGCTGGCTTTACCGAGATTACCCCTTATGCCAACGCTACCCGCCCTGCCTGCACCTTTGGCACAGCGACTACGGCTGACCCTTCTGTTATCAGTAATTCTGCCTCTCCAGCAGCGTTTAATATCAACGCTACCTCGACTGTAGGTGGTGCGTTCTTGATTAGCAATAACACCAAGGGTGGCTTTACCGGTGTATTGTTTTCTGCTTCTGATTTTGCAGCTCCTGGCGACCGCACAGTAGCTTCTGGTGATGTTCTAAACGTAACATATACGTTTAGTTTGGACGCATAAGGACACGAATATGTTTAAAAAAGGCGAAGTAGTAAAGGTAAAAGCAGTTGTTCCAGAAGGCCCAGTAATTGCCCTACGCATGTCTGAAGAAGGCGTAGTGTCTTACTTAATCGAGTGGAATGACGGGGAAACAACCCAACAGCGTTGGTTTGAGCAAGATCAGCTCGTAGCGGGTTAATCATGCCAGACGGCGGCTGGAGCTCAGGCACCTGGGGCGAAGCCGGATGGGGCATGTCGGTATATTACCGAGATGCCAATGAAATAGCCGCCGGATCAGACGCCGTATCTGCAGCACAAACCTTTGGGGTAGCTGTTGCGGAGACCGCTACGGCCACGGATTCTATCTCTGCAGCACAAACCTTTGGTACAGCCGTAAGCGAGTCTGCTGCTGGCTCTGATGCGGTATTGGTGGCTGCAAGCTCCTTTGAGGTGTCCGTAAGTGAAATAAGTGCAACAACGGACGCATTTAGTGCTACCCAGTTGTTTGCTACCGTTGTCAATGAGACTGCCGTAGCCACAGACAATATTGCTGCACTGCAAACATTTGCTACCGCTGTCAACGAAAGTGCGGTTGCTTCTGAGTCTCAGTTTGTGGCTGGCAGTAGCTTTAATTCTTCTTTTAATGATATTGCTGCCGGGTCGGATGCCATATCGGCTACTCAAGCTTTTGCCTCGGCAGTCAATGAGACCGCTACCGCTACCGACGCTGTTTCTTCAACCCAACAGTTTGCTACCGCTGTAAATGAGACCTCAGTAGCCCTGGATTCCGTATCCGCTTCCCAGAACTTTGCCACCGCCGTAAGTGAGTCAGCTTCTGGGGCAGACAACATTTTTGCTGGGCAGGTATTTGCCTCCGCAGTAAGTGAGTCCGCCGCAGGGGCAGACGCCCTAGACGCTGCTTTTGCTTACTTTGTTGATGTCAGCGAAACAGGGGTAGCTTCCGACCTTGTAGAAGCGTTACAGAACTTTGTTGTAGCTATAAATGAGTCCCTTACGGCAACAGGCGTAATGGACCCGGCAGGAAGTACCTTCTATGCTGGGTTTACCGATTCGGGTAGGGTTGCCGTGATAGTTTCAACTCCCTCTAGTATTTTTGTTGCCTCTGTAATAGAATCGTTAACAGCGACAGATTCAGTTACTGCAAGGCTATTTTGGGAGCCAATTGATGATAACCAAACGATTACGTGGGCTGCTATCAATGATGACCAGCCCTCAAGTTGGACTCAGGTAGATGACTCCCAAAATCCTACCTGGACTGAAATAACGACCGTATAAGGACTAGATATGCCATCCACCTTTTCCCCGCTAAAAATAGAGCTTATCGCTACTGGCGAGCAGTCTGGAACATGGGGCGCTACTACCAACACTAACCTTGGTACGGCCCTTGAGGATGCTATTACGGGTTCGGCAGATGTTGCCTTTTCTAGCGCTGACGTCACAGTTACCCTAACAGATACTAACGCTGCCCAAACAGCTCGTAATTTACGCTTAAATTTAACAGGAACTTCTGGCGGGGCAAGGAACTTAATCCTTGGTTCTGGATGCCAGATCGAAAAACTGTATCTCATTAATAACGGATTGGCGGACGCAGTCACCGTTAAAAACACCAGCGGTTCAGGCGTGGCCGTACCTGCTGGTAAAACCATGTTTGTATACAACAACGGCACAAACGTTGTTGACGCTATTACCCACCTTAGCTCACTTACCCTGACTACAGCATTGCCTGCCGCTTCGGGCGGTACAGGGCAGTCCAGCTACACCACGGGCGACCTTTTATACGCTAGTGGCGCTACCGCCCTTAGTAAGTTGGGAATTGGTACAAACGGCCAGGCTTTAGTGGTTAGCGGAGGAGCGTTAGCTTGGGGAACTACGTCTGGTACCACAACAAACTCATTAACAATCACCACTACCGGTGGAGCCGCAGCTCCTGTTACATTTAATGGTAGCGTAGCAAGAACAATTGATTACAGTACGGTTGGTGCAGACCAAGCGGGAACGGCTGTAGCACTAGCAATCGCATTAGGATAAGGAAAAAACATGCCAAATACATTTACCTCGTATGTCAACAAAGACGTTGGAACTTCTCCCGCCACAGTCGTGACGGTTGGCGCTTCAACACAAACTACCGTTATCGGTATGTCCGTGGCTAACACCACGTCTAGCCCAATCACAGTAAATGCCTACATTACCCGTTCAGGTGTTGATTATTACTTGATTGAAACGGCAACCGTGCCAGTAGGCAGTTCGCTTGTCATCGTGGGAGGCGACCAAAAGGTTGTATTGATTACCAGTGATGCCCTGAAGGTTGTTTCTTCGGCTGCTTCATCAGCGGACGTAGTAACCAGCGTGTTGAATATCACCTAAGAGGAAACTATGCCATACCTCGGAAATACACCAACCACCCAGAGTTTCATCTCTGGTACTGACTACTTCAATGGCACAGGCGCTCAGACTGCGTTTACCTTATCCCGCACGGTAGCCTCTGTTAACGACATTCAGGCGGTAGTCAACAACGTAGTGCAAGTCCCTAACGATGCGTACACCATCAGCGGTACGACCATTACCTTTACTTCTGCACCAAGCTCTGGCACACAGAACGTCTACGTGCGTTACCTCAGCACCACGACTCAGGCGATTACACCAAGTCAGGGAACGGTTAGCTGGAGTACGT